AAATAAATGGAGGAGATACGCAAGTACCATAACGAGGCCAAGCGTCTCCTCATCCAATCGGCTACCCGCGAAGGCGACAGTATTTTGGATGTAGGATGTGGATTCGGTGGTGATCTCCAGAAGTGGCGACACGCGGGTGCTAATATAAGCATGTGTGAACCGAACCCAGACTCACTCAAGGAAGCTAAGTCGCGTGCCAAGAACATGAAAATACGCGTCAACTTTTACGAAGGTGACATATTCGCGTGTCCCCAAAGAAAATACGATGTCGTGTGTTATAACTTTGCGTTACACTATATATTCGAAACGAACAAGTTATTTGAAACATCACTCTTAGCCATAAAGAACAGAATCAAACCCGGGGGTCGGTTTATAGGAATCATACCGAATTCCGATAAGATTATCATGAACACACCCGTAAGAGACGATCTCGGAAACTATTTTCTGATGAAACATACGAGTTCGGGAAACTTTGGTGAAAAGTTATACGTCCACTTAGCCGATACACCGTATTACGCCGATGGACCTAAGGTTGAACCCATTGCACACAAAGACATGTTATTTACACGCATGGAAGATTTGGGGTTTACTTTAACAGTATGGGAAGATCTTAAAGGAAACCCGGTTTCGGATCTATATAGTAAATTTTGTTTCGTGTTTAAAAGGTGAATCGTCTATTTTTTTATATATGGTTATGTTAAGATGATACTTACGTTACTCCTCCTTATCATAAACAGTATTATATTTATCAATGTAAAAGAACCATCAAACTTAACGGAAGTGCGTGAAAAGTACAGGACACTCCGAGATCACCTCAGGGAAACAAATAATGAAGAATTCAAAATATTGTGTAAAGAAATCCCCATCACCGCACACCGTCGTTTAAATGGTTCAATCGGCTACAATGTAAGTAAAGGTAGTGATATAGGTATATGTATAGACGGTGAACCGAACGAAATATTTCATGTACTTTTACACGAACTCGCGCACTGTACCGTAGACGAATATTCACACAGTAAAGAGTTCTGGAACAATTTTGATAAACTTAGAACAATATGCGTTTCACTTGGAATATACCAGGAAATACCACAGCGCCGTGAGTTTTGTGGTAAACACATCCAGGATAAATAATATTTGGTAGTAATAAATGCAATCTTTTGGTGATTTAATGAAAGCATATTTGTTATTGAACACTTTACTCGCAACTTCGAGTACACCCCTACTTTTAAACAATAAATGGTTAAATATGTTCATAATTATGATCGTTACACCATTAATTATTACTGCGTTACCACGTGGTGGTGATATATTTGGGCGTTTAGCTATGGATGCACCATTTTTGATGGTGTCAACTTTATTAGGTATGGGTATAGTTGCTGGTATTTCTCAGATAAATAAAAGGTTCGAAAAAGATTTTAGAGATTATGGTAAAACTACGAAGAGTACTGGTACTGTTTTAGGACTTCGCGCAGTTGGTTTACTGTTCGGATTTCTCATTTCCTATTTTATCTTCGGAAAGAGAATGTATAAACACTATAATGCCCCTTTATATTAAGCATATCTTCTCGCAATGTAAAAGGCAATCGCCGCGACCAAACCGGTCGATGCTAAACCCACGGCACTTCGGTGTCCTTGGTCGTTCAAAAACGATGGGACGAAGTTTGCGAGTTTTTCCTGAACTGGTTTACTAATTGCCACCGCAGCACACGCCGCAACGATGAGTGCTTCGAACTGGTCATCAGTAAGGTTGAATGGATTTTTAGATTCTGGTTTCTTTTCTTGGGTTTGTTGTTGAATTGGTTGTTGTGCCATCATCATTGGTGTTTGCATTTGCATTTGCGTCATGCGTGGGTCTTGAGACATCATGGGTGGTTCCATTGGGTCTTCAGCTTGACCCATAATATCGGAAATTGAAGTAGAGTCCATCGTTTGTTTATTTTCACTCACATTTTTTTCGGGTGGGTTATTCGGCACGAAATTAGTAGACTGGTTATTATTTAACGATACCATTCCGTCGCCGGAATCTGATAAATTCATAGTTCTAACGTCCGTCATTTATGGTAATCATAGGTTTTTAGACTCAGTCATTGACGCATCGCCTGAGTGTAAAACATATCTTGGGTACATACCCAAAAATGTATTTAAAACCTTAGGTAAAACATCACTTTTTTCATGTTCTGGTATAGAATCGTTAAAATATATACGTTTGGAATCGTGACATACATTTACGTACACATAATAACCATCACTTTTCCTAAAGCCATCTGATGAGAGTTCGTTAAATTTTGCGTATGGGTACACCATTCTCGAAGTACACGTCCGTCTGATAAAATTCATTATTACTTTGTTTTTGTTATTTTAAGTCTCGTTTTTTTAGTTGCATTTTTAGCATCAGATTCCTTTTGATCCAAATATTTAGGATTATACATTTTTTTGTGAAGTTTCCAAAGATCCGGGCTACCTACCCTGAAGTTTTTCCTGAGTGTAGCCTTGTACCAAAATACACAGTCCTCTATTTTATTACTTTTTGATGTATTATCTAACACTAAACACTCGTAATTTTCTGTACATGCATCCATGACCTTATTAAACATATCAAAATTCGGAAAAATACCAAAAAATGATTTGTATATTTTTTCTCTATTCTGAATGATATTTTCTCTTAAAACGAATACGTAATCGACATTTGCTCTGAGCGCAGGTGGGAGATCCATGACGTATTGCATAGTAAGCATGAAAAATATATTATAGTGTCGTCCATTCATAAAACATTGACGTATACACGTATCTTTTAAGAATTTACTATCATACATACAATCATCTAAAAGCATAAATGTACCATTATTTATACTCTTACCTTTCGTACCAACTAATTTTCTTTGTCTCGATATAACTCTCTCTATAGCATCTCTATCGTAATCACCATATACAAACAGATCTGGAATAAATTCACCGTAAAAATGATTCCCTTCTTCTGTACCGGATAGAACAACACCGGCTGGTATATGTTTCTTATAATACATAATGTCTTTCACGAGTGTTGATTTACCCGTGTTACGTTTACCTATAAAAACACATACCCTATCATCGGACATTTTTTCGGGTTTGAATTTTCTCAGTTGAATATTCATTCTATGATAGTGTATCGTTTTATTTCATAAAATTTTACTCACATAAAGTAAGAATGGCTGGTCGATTAAACCTTGCTGTCACGGGTATCCAGGACCAATGGCTTACTGGTGATCCCGAATTTTCGTATTTCCTGATGAATTTTAAACGACACACGAAATTTTCAATAGAAGCTATAGAAACACCGTTTGATGGTGATATTGATTACGATGCAACTGTAGAGTGTCGTATACCCAAAAACAAAGGGGATCTCGTTCGAAGCATGATGCTTAAATTTACTTTACCGCAACCGTCCGGTACAGCATCGTCTGGATACGATATAAGATACATGAAATCTATAGGTGCACGTATCATAGAGTACGCAGATCTTTTGATTGGTGGTCAAACCATTGAACGTATAACAGGTGATTATATCTACATGTATGATCAGATACATAATAACAAAGACGATATAGACCAAACGCTTTATTTCTTAACGGGACACGATAATTACATAGCGGTTTCATACGATTGGGATTATAACGTCCTTTTACCGTTCTATTTTTTTAGACACCCGAGTTTATCTATACCCGTATGTGCACTTACGAAACAACTTGTCGAGGTACGCATAAAGTTTAAAAAACTCGAAGATGTTATTATTCAGTATAAAACTGCTACGGATATCATCGATCCACCTTCAGACGTTTCTTCATCAATTAAAAAGGTATCACTCGTCACCGATTTCTTTTTCGTCACGGAAGATGAAAAGAACTTTTTAATGTCTAAACCAATAGAATACGTTATAACCCAACTCCAAATGTCTCAGTTTAAGTTTAAGGCGGGTGAATCTAAAAAGGCGGGTATGCTTAACTTTAAAAATCCAGTCAAGGAAATGTTCTTCTTAGCAGTGAGTGATGATGTTCACAAACTCAATCCAATAAAACACGTTACCATGAAGTTTAATAATAATACAATAATAGACGCCGATAACTTAATGTTAAGTTACGAACAGCCTCTGAAATATTACACGGGTGTTACTGAAAACAGCTTCGGGGTATATAGCTTTTCACTTAAACCCGAAACGTATTACCCAACAGGACAGGTAAATATGAGTAGAATAGCACACAATTTAATCGAAATCGAGCTCGACGCACCTGATACGAACTACGGTCACAAAGTTTAT